GGAACGAGATAATAGGGGTGATCATAATAGATCGGATCCACTTCCTCCATATCGATGAACTCGATGATCTCGATGGTGCGGCTCCGTTCGGGCGAGACGGATTCCAGTTCCTCGCCGGTTATCAGGAGGTATTTATCGGGTCCGATTTCGTATCCCCGGATAATCTCTTCCGGGGGGACCATCACCCCTTCTTCGGGACAGAACTGTAGCGGAACGGGATAAATGAAGTGGAGAAAACGGGATAAATGGCTTAAAAAAATGGGAAGTAAAAAGCAGACACTTGTCTGCTTTTGGGGGTGAATGAAGGGGTTTTGGTGGGTAGGAATAGCATTGGGAATGGTATTATCGGCCCGTCTGAGGCTTCTCAGAGGGCCGGTTTTTGTTGGCCAATAAATCTGGTGGATAATGTCGCTGGCGGAGGCCGCACACGATGGTCACATCAAAGTTGGTCGCCTCCGTATCAGTGCCCAGCTGCTCACTTAATCTTGGTGATCTTCACCTGAGCATAGACTTCCGGGCCAAAAGTACCGGGTTTTCCTAGTCCGTTAGTGGCCAAGGAAGCGTTCGTTCGGTATTCCAACCTATATTGAGTCGTCTCAGTAGGTGATACGGTCCCTTTTAAGTGGCAATGCACCGTAGCTGACACAGAGGCGGCCGCCTCGATGCCCTCGCCGTCAAGAACAACCGCGGCGCTCGGAGACACCCGGTACAACCGAATCTGCGAGTAGCTCGTCTGGTAAAACGGAGCCACAACCTCTATGGAGTACGTGCCCGCGCCGAGCGAGAAGGCCGGCAGAGCACTCGAGTCGACGATACTATCAGCGTCTTCCTGTTCGGTATTTATGGGGATGATATACCACGCACCTAAAGTGGCAGACCCACCACCACCACCAGCAGTTTTGCGGTTCTGCAAGAGGGCATACTTTTCCACTCCATCGCGGCGGTCGTTGACCAGCACGCCGTTGATGCGGATGCGGCTATCCGATGCACTCCACAGGGCATTGGAGTTATCGCCGGTCCACACCTGGGCCAGGGGACAGGTGGCGGTGTCGATGGTAATTTCCAGGATGTTAGTAAAACGGTTGCCGATAATCCGGTGCGTATGAGGGCCGAGTACCGGGCCTTCAATTTTGATCCCGGTGCCCCCGTCAGTGTTGTTCAGGATCATGCAATTTTCAACCGTCATGTAGCCGGAACCGGCAAAGTGAACCGCAATATCACCCGCCACCATATAGTTAAAAAGGCCCATGTCTCGGATAGTGATGTTCTGATTGGGAAGGCCGTCAACCCCATCATAGCCAATAATATGAACGGCCTTGGTGCTGTAGCTGCCCACAGCCTGGCTTTTTTCAAACTTACCACCCTGGAAAAGAATATTATGATTTCCCCCGGTTCCTGCCCCGCGGGAATCAATCAAGACATCATTGCCAAAGTTAATCTCAGCATGGAAGGAGAAGAAACGCAAATTGTTGCAGTTGCCAGTCGCCCCGTTATAAATGTAGAGGCCGACCTTGCTGGTCCCCTGATCCCCGCAGGATTCAATTTCCAGGTCGTAAAACGAACTGTCCCATACCTGCTCCAAATAAGCCCCGTGATCAAAACAATTCGTTATCCAGACATTACGGGAGCGGAAATTGGAAACCCACTTTAAGCTCAGGCCCTGCACCGTCTTGTTGTCGCCGGCCAAGGTCAGGTCATTGAGCTGGCAACTATCAATGGGCGTGGTAGCTAACGCGCCCTGAAAGGCAATCATCTTCCCGGTGCCGGCGGCGGATTTTAAAGCGGTCCCCGCCAGTGACCCGGCCCCGTCGGTGGCCGCGCCTTTGCCCTGGAGAACCGTTCCCGGAGTGGAAATGACGATCTGGCCGGGGGTGATGAGATAGGTGCCCACCGCAAAATCAATCACCCCGCCTTTGGCCGCCGGCAGGGACGTGCAGGCGGCTTGGATCGCGGCGGTGGAATCGGTGACGCCGTCCGGAGCCGCCCCCCACCATTCCGGGAGCCTGGCCGGCACATTGCCGGTAAAGGCAACCTTGCCGGTGCCGGCGCAGTCAAAAACCTGATAGCGCCCGGCTTCGAAGGCGCCGGTGATGGTCAGGGTCTTGGCGGTGGCTATTTGGAGATCGACCCCAGGCATCACCCGGACCCGGGGACTTAGTAACGTGACGTCATCATCCAAAACCCACGTGCCCGGGCCGATGAGCAACTCCTTGCCCGACGCCGTGGCCACGGCGTCGGCCGCGGCCAGGGCCGCACGGCTGGGGATGCCGCCGCCGTAGTCAACCGCCACCACATAGCCGGGGCCGTGGGGCCAGAGGCCGTCCCGGGTGGTCACCACATAGACCCGGGTGATGGGGTCGGTGAGGACGGTGTCGTTTAGATTCACCGTGGTGGCGCCGCCGGCGTAGCTGGAGGAGGCCACGGTGGAATAAACCATGCCCGCGGCCACCTGGACGTGCACCACCTTGCCGGTACTGAAGCGCCCGCTATAGTCCCCCGGCAGGGTGAAAGTGTTGTTGTCCACATAGGTGGGGGTGGCCGGGATCATGACCACCAAGTCGTCTTCGATGGCCCAGCCGTAGATCAGGGTGCCGAGGTCGTCGATCTTGGTGCCGAGGCCGCCGACCACGTCCACCAGGCTGTTAAATTTGGTGTGCCAGCGCGGTTCGCCGAAGGTGACCTTGAGGGCGTCCGAGGCCAGGAGGCCGCCGCTGGTCAGGGCCAGAAGCATAATCACGGCGATGCCGGTCTTGACGTATTTCAGCATGGCTTGATCCTCTCTTACAAAGATTCCAGGAAATTAATCTCCAGGTCGGATAACCCGGCGAAGCTTTGCTCCAGTTGCGGCAAGTCACTATTGGGGTCGAAGCGGCCGTAGAGGGTGGTGAAAAACCGGGCGGAGACCCCCTCCGGGATGGGGTCGATGACCCAATCCTGGGAATATCCCAGCTTCAAAATCATGAAATAGAGCCGCCAGAATTTGTCCTCGTCGGCCAGGCGCCCGTTCCAGCCGAAGCGCAGCAGGCGCCGCACCGGCCGCCGGTCCGTCCAGGGCTGGCCGCCCGGGGAATAATCCACGCTGCTGTCGTCCAGGGTGCCCACCCCGTAGGGATAGGCCCAATCGTATTTAAATTCGTCGAAATAGGTGAGAAATATCCGCCCCACCTGGAGATAGCCGTCGGGGTTGCCGGGGTCGTTGAAGGTCAGTTTCCACCACCCCCGGGCCTCCAGGGGGAGGCTGAAATATATCACCCGGATAGGATTGGGGGCATACCAGGCGCGGTGGCAGTCGAAAATCACCCCGCCGGCTCCCGGAGGCCCGCCGGCGCCGCCTTCCCCGGCCCCGAGGATATCGGCCCAGGCGTCGTGGGTCTCGGACAGCAGGGGGGCGTTGAAATTGGTGGTGGGGGATGCCTCCACGGTCACCGTGGCATGGCGGGTCAGGTTGTGGTTGATGAGCGCCAGGGCGGCCACCGGGGGGCGCACGTCCTCCGGATCGCCGGGCGCCCCCAGATTGACCAGCAAATATTCGGCGGCGCAGCCGGTAGTGCGCCAGACCCGTTGCCGCAGCGGATCTTGAAGGTTCCGGGCCGGCAGGGTGGTCACCTCGGAGGAAGGGGTCAGCGCCGCGGCGTCGAAGAAGCGGTTATCCCAGATGGTTCTGAATTTCTTTTTAGCCATCGCTTATCGCCAAAGGGTGAGGGTCACCTCAGAATTCGTAAAGTCCAGTTCCATGCCCACAATAACGAAATTATCTACCGTTTCACCAAAACGGGTACGCCGGATGATGATTTCATTCCCCAAATCAAGGTGAAACGACTGAATTTTAAACACCACGGTTATCTGTTCGTGTCGAACTGTGTAGAGATCAAGAATTTTTCTCGCCAGGGCGGCCGCTTCGCCCGGTTGGAGCAGAACTGTATCTATTGGTCCCAAATCCCGGGAGCAGGGATACGTCAACAACACCTCATCGGCCCTAATCGAGACCTGGCGCCATTCATTTCGAAGCCATTCTATGTATGCCTGGGAGACGTTGCCGTCGATCTTCTGGTTTGTAGTATTGTTGCGGTCATAACGCAGATACACCCTCCGATAAAGGTTGTCGCTGTTGCTGATGCCCGTGGGGCTGTGCAATATTTCCAGGTCGGTAAAGTCGGCCGCCGGCGGGCCGGCGGGTGCCACGATTTCCTGGATAAAGAATTTCCCCGCCAGGGTGATGGTATAAAGGGCCGGTATCCCGGCTAACAGGTCGTCGATGATTTGGCTGATTTCCGTGGGGGAATTGACCAAAAGGCCGGACTCATAGGGTATCGCCGCATTGAAGGCGGTCAAGGCCGGAACATCGATGTCTGCTACCTCGTCCCACCCGGCCCACAATACCAGGAGGGAGCGGATGATCTCACCGATGATCGATGTATACGCCCCCGTGCACGGCGACAACAAGCCCCGGGCACTGGCCGTAACGTCAGTGCTGTCGTTAATCCCGGTCACCGACAACGTTGACATCAGAATAAAATTCCAGCTATCCCAGAGGTAAAAATCCTGCCCCGCTTGGGACGAAAACTGGACCACCAGGCCCCCTTCCAGGGGGATAGGGATCTCCTGCAACGTCCAGGCCCAGAGGTCGTCCACCACGAAAGAGCCCGGGTCGGGGCCGGTAAAGGCGGCGCTCAAACCACGATTCAGCGGCACCGGGTCAGTATTAAGAACATCGACGGGGTCTGACCAAGAGAAGCCGCCGTCATCCGACCACGCCACTTGCGGCGCCGGGCTGCCGCCGATGCCCCCGCCCCTCACCACTTTGACCTGATACGACCGTTTGATTTCCCCGGTGTACTCGCCGCTGAGGGTCATGGTGGCATTGCCCACGGCCGGGTTTTTGTTTACCGGACCCGGGGCCAGCTTCCAGGTGAGCTTGCCTTCCTCTTCCCAGGTCAAGCCATTGTTCCTCGACCACCTGAAAGTGGCCAGCCCCACCTCGGGGCCGGAGACCCCGTCCTCGTTGGGGCGGGTAATGGAATCGATCTGCAGCCGCCAATCCGCCCGGATTAGAGAACCGATATAGGGGCCGGAAGCAACCAGACCGGCGTTTCCCTGGGCGTCCCGGCGGATGGGCGACAAGTCTTTTTGGTTAAATTGCCAGTAGGTTGTCTCTTCCCGTTCATGGGCATTAAAATATACATGGTTGACCGCGTCGATTACATGGGCCGCCACGGCATATTTATACGGATAGCTCCCCGGGTTATTGGCGCTGATTAATATGGGAGTAAAATTTTGCACTCTCCCCAAAATCAACGGCACGATCTGATTCCAGTTTTCCTCAATGACCTGGGGGGACTCCGGCAACTCGTAGTCCGGCGCCATTTTCTTCAGCTCGTCGCTTTTATCGTAGAGGGTCAGGGTCACCTGGGCGTCGTCCCACGTCATCCCGCCGATATTGCCCTCAAAGACCGGTTGAAAATCGCCGTAGGCGAAATCCTTCCCGCCCAACAAGATGCGCAGCGGCCGCCCCAAAAAATTGTAGGCCGGGGACAGCAGTTCCAGCCAGGTGGCGCTGCGATAGGCGTCCGGCAGGTAATCCATTTCCAGGGCCAGTTTAAGCTCGCCCCAGGTGGGGATATGGTTGGGGCTCAGGGTATCGTTGGCCTGCCGGGTCAGGCGGGGCAATTCGAGATTGGTGCCCACATAGCAACGGCCTTCCAGGACTACGGTCTGGTTGGCAAAATACAGCGGCAGCACCGCCCCGTCGCTGAGGCGCTGGACGCTGGTCTCCACCAGATAGACCTTTTCGGTGTCGGAGCGCTGGGCCCAGGCGTTGAAATCAACGCTCATGGCCTGCCCCGGCGCCCGGCGTCGATCCTGATCTCGCCATGTTTGATGCCCTGGTTGGCCAAATCAAAAAACATGGTCTTGTACTGCTTTAGGAGGGTGCGGCCGTCCGGGGTAACCACCGTGATGGGGATGCGGGCCGTGAGTTGGGTGGGGCCGCCCCCCCCGGGCAGGGCGGCCGCGGCCCGGAGTTTCTGGGGCCAGTCGGCGGGGAGGATTTTCTCGTCTTTGTGAACGAAGGCCAGGGTGTCGGCGGGCACGTCCCAGCCCCCGGCCGCCGAGGCCAGGACGCCGAACGCGCCGGCCATGGCGGCCGCCGCGGCCCCCACTTTGGGAGCCAAAACGATATTGGCGGGAAAGGGCACCGCCACCATGACCGAGGCCACGCCGGCGGCCCCGGCGACGCCGGCCTGGGCGGCGATCTCGGAGGCCGCCATTTTCTTATCCGCCGCCTCGCCGAAAATCAGCATCATGGTTTTGTCCGCGATGTACTCCAGGGCCATTTGCAGGAACATCCCCGCCAGGGAGGTGAGGATGCTTTGCCAGATGTTGTTCAACGCCTCGGCCAGGGTGGTGGTGCCGGTGATGATGCCCTGGACGGACATTTGGAAGGCCTGGCTCACCGCCGTCCAGACCTGGCCCCACCGGGCCTTCATGGCCTCGGTGATCTCGAAATCTATCTGCTGTATTTCCCCGGCTTGTTTCTTTTTGAGTTTTTCCAGGTCCTTCAGGTGTTTCTGGTAGGCCTTGAGGTCGCCCTTCAACAATAGCCCCTTGTCCTTCTCCGCCTTCAAATCGATTAAATGCTCCTGCTGTTTCAGGGCCTTGTATTCCTTTAACTCCTGCACCCGGCTGAGAGCCCCCATCTTGGCCTGGTGGGCGATATTGGCCTGTTTCATCTTCAGGTTGAGCTTGTCCAGCTCGTTTTCGTGCTGGATGAGGGCCAGCCTGTCCTTGACGCTCTCCTGGCCGGCCTTGGCTTTGCTTTTCAAGAGTTCGATTTCGCCCTGGAGCCGGGCCTTGTGCTGCTGCTGCTCCAGGGTGAAGATCTTGTGCTGCACCTCCCGGTATTCCTTGGTGCCCTCCGCCACCAGCAGCAGCTTGCCCTTCCAGAACTCGGCTTCGCCCCTGAGGCGTAGGGCCTCGCTCTCCTTTTCCCGGGCTTTGAGGGCCTCCAGCTCTTCCTGGGTGGCGGTCTCACGGGTGGCCAATTTCTTAGTCCAGAAGGCCTTTTCCATCTGCAGGCTCTGGGACTGATATTTTTCCTCCGCCGCCTTCATGGCCTCCAGTTCGGCCACCCACTGCTGGACGATGGAGCCGCCCCCGCCGCCGCCGCCCCCCCCGCCGGCCTTGTCGCCGGGCGGGCGGGTTTTGGGGGTGGGCGGGGCGTCACCTAACGGTTTGGGGGACGAAGACGGCGATTCGGCGGGAAATCCCATGATCCCGAATCCCGCCGGGGGCCTGGATGCCTGCATGGCATTCATTGCCGCGAAGCGCACCGCGTTGGCGTCCTGCACCGCGGCGTTTTTCCAATGCGCCGAGGACCGTTCCATCGCCTGATAGGCCCGGTCGATGGCCGGCCCGATCTCGCCGAAATCATAGATGATCCCGTGGGCCACGTCCTTGGCGGTTTTGCCCAGAATAGTGAACCAATCCGTGGTGTAGCCGATGGCGGCCCGGGGCTCCACCATCGCCACCTGGACCCGCATGGCAAAAGTGTTTATGGAGTCTAAGGCATCTAAAAAACTGGTCCCCAGAGAAATAACCGCCCCCGTCACCTTGCCGATGAGGGTTGCCAGCGTGCTGATCTTGGCGATGACCTTGTCGGGGTTATTAATGAGATAGTCGAAGGCGGCGTTGATATACCCCTTGGCCTCCTCCCAGGCCCGCCCCAGGGCCTGGGCCAGTTTCGCCCCCTCCGCGGTGAGTTCGCCGTTCTTGACCAGTTTTTCGGCCAGTTGGGAGGCCATTGACACCACTTCCCGGTGCGCATCCCCGAAGGCCTTGATCTGCACCACCTCCCAGGCGGACTTCATGGAGGCGCTCACCGCGTCCCAGGTCCCCATCATGTCCAGGGTGTACTGCTGGATCTCGGGCAACAGCTTCCGGAAATATTCCATTTCCGTCCCCAGCGCCCGGGCGTTGGCGATATTCTCCTTAAACTTCGGGTCGATTTGAGACAGGACGCCGGCGGTTTGGGCGGTCATTTTGGTTATCCCGCTCATGATGGCCTCGATCTCCGACCGGGCCTGGCTGGCCAGATTCATGCCAACCGGGGCCACCGCCTTCATCAGATCGGTCAACCGCGCCACCGTGTCCATGTCCTCTTTGGAGACAATGGCCACCCCTTTTTTGCGCAATTCTATCGCCACCGAACGAATCTCTTGCGCCGAGGACGCCGCCTTTTTGTCGGCCTCCAGGGAGGCCCGGTAGAGCCAGTCGAAGTAGGTCTTCCACTCTCCGTAGGCCCGGCCCAGATCCGGCGGCTTGACGTCCGACATGGTGGTGAGAATATACGAGGTGCCGATGACGGTTTTCTGGAACTCATCCACCGTGCTGATGCCGCCGGAGATGAGGCTGTACCAGGAGGTCATAGCCTTGTGGGCCAGGGCCACGGCGCCGGCCAGGGAGAGGGCGACCCCCGCCAGCGCCATACTCTGTCTTCCTACGGCCATCAGCGCCCCGGAGGCGCTCTCCGACATCTGCTGCATACCGCCGGTGACGCTGCTCCGCATCTGGTCGAAGGGCGACTGCATGTCGGCGGCGCCCTGCTTCACCGTGCGGGCGGCCTGGTCCATGCCGGTCTTGAGTTCGCCGGTGCTGGCGCCGATTTTTACGTCAATGCGGTCGGACATGAAGAAGCTCGTTTTCCGTTTTCCGTTTCCCGTTTTCCGTTAAAAACGGGGGGGGCTAATTGATCAGGCCGCCGGCGGCCTGCCAGTCGGCGATGAATTCATCCAGGCTGGCGGTTTCCCCCGGCCCGGCCGGGGCGGCGCCGCCCGTGAAGCCCGCCAGGGCCGCCAGCAGCCCCGCCAACTGGACGTGCGCCGGGGGACAGCGCCGCCAGTAGTTGCCCAGTTCCCGCAGCCGGGGGAAGGTCATGTACTCGTCGATATACTCGTACGTCCAGCCCGTGGAGGTGATCAGAGCGGCGTAGAGTTCTCCCCAATCGAGGCCGCCGCTTCCGCCGGCTGCGGTTCCCCCTGAGACAACCCGCTTTGCCCCATGACCGCCATAAACACCTTGGGGGCGCTGATCAGGTCCACCAACTCTTCCAACTCATCTTGGCTGACCTCGGGGTAATTGCGGCTGACGGCCTCATGGATCACCGTCAGGTAATCGTCCAGCATCGCTTCGGTGAACTGCCCCACCGGCACCGGGCCCATCTCCCGGATGCGCTCCAAAACCGGCAGCAGTTTGCGGATGCGCTTCCAGTTCAGGGGCGGGACCACGAACTCCCGGTCCCCCAATTTCAGCGTCTGGCCTTCAAAGCGCGGCTCGCCCATACTAATTCCCCAGACTCAGCAGGCCCAGCTCATCGTTGTCGTCCACCGCGGCGGAGAAGTCCATCTCCTGGATGGTGAAATCGCCCCGCTTGGTGGGCAGGGTGAGCTTGTCGCTGTAGCACTTGTTGAGGATGAGGGCCACGGTTTCGCCGTCGAAATCGCCGGTGAGAATCGCCTTGAAGGACGGCGTGGTGCCCGCCTGGACGTTGGCGATGGTGATGGTCTTGCCCACCAGGGCCGAGGTGTAGAGGTAGTCGAACTTAACCTTTTTGGCCTGGTCGGCGGCGGCGAAGGTAAAGACCCCGGTAGCGTCCACCAGGGAGTATTCGCCGGTGGCGGGAGCGGCGCTCACCCGCTTCAGGGGCTGGCCGTCGGTGGCCAGGCTGTTTTTGCCGAAGACCACCCCCAGGTTGGTGTGGAAGGTGGCCCCGTTGGCCACGGTGATGGTGTAGGGGCCGGGGGTGGCGGGGATGGTGCCCGCCTCGCCCACGATGGGCACCACCTGGCCAGTGGCCGGGGTGGCGGCGAAAAACAGGCCGCCCATGAGGTCGGCGCTGAGTTTGGCCAGCTTGGCCTTGCAGGTCACCTTGCCCTCGGACACGCCCACCGCGTCGGCGAAGATGTTCTGGCCGAACAGTTCCTTCTTGGTGAGGGCGATCTCCACCGCCACCTCCTGGAGGATGCCGAATTTCACCGGGGTGGGCACCGCCAGGTTGGTGTCGATGCCGTAGAGGTTGCCGGCCCCGAAAATGATCGGTTTACCCATGATTTATTCTCCCTTGAGCCGCTGCTTTAACACATCCTTGGCCTGGAGCAGCAGATTCCAGGCCTCGGTGTTCCGGGATACCGGAGAGTTGGGGAAAAACTCCTTGAACCAGGCCTCCACGATCTGGCCGGTATCCGCCGCCTTCGCCCCGGCGATCGGGGTCGTCCGCTCTTTGATGTCCTCTTTCTCCGCCATGCCGTCTCCTTGCTGAGTTCAAAGTTCAAAGTTCAAAGTTTTTTCTGAAACCTGAAACCTAAAACCTAAAACCCGCTTTTAAAGATTTCCACCGGGATCACCACCGACGCCTGGCCATCCAGGAGCCCTTCGTTCTTTTCGATCTTGCCGCTGATCCGGCAGTAGCTCACCAGGCCGCCCAGGGTCTGCTCTTCCTCATCCGGGTCCGGGGCCAGGGCGGCCTCCAGGGCGTCGATGAGGGGATTGAGGACGCTCCCCGGGGCGACGCTCCGGTCTTCCGGCAGCCGGGCGTAAAATCCCAGGTCGACGTAAAAGACGTGCTCCGGCGGCAGCCCCCAGGCCTGATACTGCACCGTCTCCCCGGGGCCTTCCTCCATGAACAGGGCCGGCTGCTCCTCCGGGGCCACCTCCTGGGCCAGCCGCGCCCGGCGGGAGGTGGTTTTGAAGCCGGGCAAATCCTTGACCAGGTCGAAAAGGGCCTGATAGATGCTCTCCCGGTTGATCACCAGCTCCCTCCCTTGGCCACCGCCGCGGCGATGGCGGCCTTGATCCGGGTCTCATTTTCCTTGAGGCTGGAGCGCAGATAGGAGCGCTCCGGCATCTTGGATCCCGGATGCTGCACCGATTTCCGCACCAGGCCCACCCCGCCCGCATGGAAGGCCAGGGCCTTTTTCCTCCGGGGCTTAATCACGTGCGCCCGGGTGACCCCGCCGTATTCATGGATGGCGCCGTAGGCCAGGGCCAGGCCGACGCTGCCGGTGATGCTGGTGCCGCTTTCCTCGAAGCGGGCGTTGATCTTGCGGCGCAGGGTGCCGGTGCGGGTCTTGAGGACCAGGCCCGACACCTTGAGTTTGGCCGCCCGCAGCACCGCCAGGGTCTCGGCCCGCACCGCCTGGCGCACCAGGCCGTAAACCCGGGGCTCGATCTCTTTCAGATGGGCCATGACCTGCTCCTGCCCCACCACCACCGCCCGGATCATACCGGCACCACCTTTTTGTAGGTCCGGAGCACGGTCTTGACGCTGTCGGGCATGTCCCGGGTGGAAAAACTGATGTTCTGCCCCTGCAGGGAGGCCGAGTCCTGGCCGATGTGATCCCGCTCCTTGAAGCGCACCCCGATCAGCTCCAGGGCGGCCTGCTCCAGGTCGGCGGGGACGGCGCCCCAGCCCCGGGTGCAGGCCAGCGCCACGTTGCCCCGGCCCCGGGTGAAGGCGTAGCCCTGGAGCCAGACGGCGCTGGGGCTGAAACGGTATCCCGCGGCGGTGCGGGAGGCGGCGGGGAGGATGGCTACGTCGTCAATCACCAGCGAGGCCACCGCGGTCAGGGGCGGCTTGGCCCCCAGCACCAGGACGTCGCCGCCGTGGCCGTCCAGCACCAGGTCGTAGTCCTGGGAAGCCACCTCGTAGCCGATGCCCTCCGGCCCCTGGATAAACTCGCTCACCGCGCTGATGAGCCGGGTCAGGAGGGCGTCGGCGGTATCGATCGTCACCCCCAGCCAGGTCTTGACCGCCGGCAGGGTGGTGAGATTGCCGATTACCGGGGTGACCGGGATACCGGTGCCGCCGCCGCCCATTAGCTCACCTCCTCCGTGTCCGGATTGACAAAATTAAACCCGGATTTTTGCCGCCAGACGTAGACCGTGCCGGCGTCCAGGTGGAACGTCACCACCCCGTTCTGGTTCGTGCGCCCCGAGGCCACGACGTTGGCCCCGGCCGCGTCGGTGCTGACCCAAACGTCGGCGTCGGCAATGGGCAGGCCGGTGTCGGAGCGGGTCAGGGTGTAGGTCCAGGTGATGGCGCCGGCGCCCCCGGTCTCCGCCGCCCGACTGCTCACCGGAACGTCCAGGTTGTCGTCGTCCGGGGTGATCTGCAGCACCTTGTAACGGTCCGCGGCATCCAGCTCCGCGCCCCCATCAATCTCCACATAGATAGCTTCTGTCGGGGCTGCGGCAAATTTGTAACCGCCCCCCCCAATGGCCGTGATCTCCGGGAGGGGCGTCACATCGGTGCCGTCGGCCACTTTTTTGTAGGTGATGATGACCGGAGTCAGAGCACTTTTAGGCGCACCATTTTGGCTAAAAAGGATAACGTAAATCATTGCACCACCTGTTTAATGCCTGGGGGATATAAATTTTCACCTCCCAATACGGCTCGCCGGGCACCTGGCGGCATAAGTCCTTGCTGATTCTGATTGCGTCGTTCCGGCCGCGACTGCACGGCGGCGGTCAGGGCGGCAAGCACTGCCGCCAGGTCGCCCGCCACCAACACCTCGCCGCCCGCCGAGCCCGTCAGTTGCGAGAGCAGGGCGGCGATATCCGCCCCGGCCGGGGCGGCGGCGGCCAGGTCGGCGGTGATGGCCGCCAGTTCGGCCGCCAGGACGGCGGTGATTTGCACCTGGCCCGCGACCTCGGCCACCGCCGGAGTCAAGGCCGCGGCACAAACCCCGGCGATCTGCTCCCCGATGTATCCGGCCACCTGGGCCGTGGCCGCCGGCAACCCCGCGGCCGCCTCGCCGGCGACGGCCAGGGCGCCGGCTGACGCCGCTCCCAGGGCCGGGGCGGGGGCCTCGATGGTCCCGGCCACCGCAGCCGCGCCCAGGGCCGCCGCGGCGGCCGGGGATAGCAGGGCCGCCAGGTCCCCGCCGATCTCCGCCTCTCCGGCGGCGGCGGCGCTCAAAGGCGTTAAGAGGGCGGCAATGGCCCCCGCCACTGCCGCGGCGCCGCTTAAGGCCGCGCCGGCCGGGGCGGTTGCCGGGGCCGCCACGCCAGCGACCTTCACCGCCCCGCTCCCGGCACTGGTCAGAGGCGCGAGATCGGCGTCGACCGTGCCGGTGATGCCGCCGCTACTGACCCCTTTGATGTAGCCGATGAGGTAAAAAAGGGAGCTTGAACCCTGATCGGACCAAACTTGAAATTGCTTGTTGGCGTCCACCCCGCAAAAGGCGACTATATGACGATAATTGGCCAGGTTAATCCCAGGAGCGCCGAAATCATCAGAACTGCCGTATTTCCTAATTTTGCAGTTGGCGACCGGGGTAACGATTTGGAGGATAACCCCGAGAACTGTATCGCCTCCAGATTCCGAGACGCAGTCTTTCGTGGTCCAGGTACTTCCGCTGCTGGGGCCTTTATTGACCGGACTGGCGAGCATCGTGATATCGTCCGGGGAATACCCCCAATAATAAATGTAACCGTACAGGCTGCTGATCTCGGCTTCAAATTGGCGATTGGCGTCAAGTCCGGCTATCCACCCGTTAACGTTGAGATTGAGTGTTTTGTACTGGTCGAAACTGGACCCCATTGGACGGACAGCTAATGAGCTAGGGTAACCTACACACTCTAACCAGGCTGCCCCGCTGCTTCCGCTCGGCGCGGTTACGGTCTGATAGCTGTCAATGCTCCCCGGGGTTAAATTGGTGGAAGTGTCAGCAAAGCTGCCGGTGTCGGTGTAACCCGGTATAGTTACCGCCAGGTCAGCACTACTGAAATACCCTTCAAAGACCCGGTTGGCATCCAGTTTGGCAAAGAGATAACCGTGCCGCTGGGAAATAATGACCTTATTGTGGTCCTCAGACGAACCGTTGGGCCTTGCAGCTAAGTTATAAGAGCTGACACTGGAGAGATTACGCACGTGGAGCAGGACAAAAACAGTTCCAGAAGGCACCACACCGCTAAGATCGACATCATTCCAGGATGCCCCATAGGTAATCAGGGAACTGATGTCGATTTCATTGTCTGGAAAGGTCCAGCCCATTTTAGAGGCTCCCGGCTATTTTTTTGGAGACCGGCAATGTTAAGGCGTTGGCGGTCAGGGTGGCCTTGATCTCAGTTACCGGCAGCTTCGCCACCATCCCGGCGATTTCGGCGCTGCGGCGGATAGTGCCCTGGTTGACCAATTCCCCGGTTTCCTTGTCGTAGACGGGGTCGGTATAATGATCCTCCCGCAACCCCTCTTTGATGAGATACTCGTCCAGGGACAGCCAAATGTAGGCGTGGGCGCTTTCGAACTCCTCTTTAGACAACTGCCCCTGGCGGTAATACAGGTCGGTGAGTTTGTCGTGCGCCGCCACAAAATCTTTAACCGGCATGTCCACACCCCATCTCCCGGCCCCACCTGGCCCATAATTTATTAGCCACCTGCCGCCCTTCTTCCAGATCTGCGACGTCCACCGTCCGCAGCCCCGGCAATTTGGGGGCCACAAACCAGCCCCGCTCCGGGTGCAGGGCGACGGTCATCAGGGTAATCGCCCCCACCTTGCCGTTCCAGACCCCGGACTGCATCCGGCTCCACTCGAGGGGCTTCATTCCCCGGACTCCGCCGCTTTTTCCAAAATGAAGCTGGCGAAATTGTCCGTCTTGGCCTGGTAGGGGCTGGTGTCGAAACCGATGAACTCCCCCCAGGGCGTGACGAAATGGTAATATTCCCGCAGCGACAGTTCCGCCAGGCGCCGGCCGGCCAGGTAATCCGCCTCCGACAGCCTCGGGGAGCCGTCGGCCTTTCTGGCCCGGCGCAGCGTTTCCATGAGCGCAAAGGCCTGGTTGTACACCGTGACGATGACCGCCAGCCGGGCCCGGGTTTGATCCAGGGGCGTCTGGGCGGCCGCGGCCCCGGACAACAGGGCCAGCAGCCCGATAATGGCGAGGGCGCGGCGGACCACGGCGGCGGCCCTATCCGGCCGGCAGCAGGGCGTCGAGCTTGGCCTTTTCTGCCGCCAACTGATCCACCAGCGCCTGCACTTCCGCGGCGCTGGGGCCGTCCCGGAGCACCGCCAATTCAGCCAGGATTTGGTCCACCTTGACCACTACATCATTCACGGTCGCGGCGATCTGATTCACCGCCACTTTCAGATCCTCAAAGGCCTGCATGAGCCGCTCCTCCCATTGTTGGTTAACCGCGTAAACTATCAACTGGTGCATGTTCGCCAGATCCAGCTTCTCTTTGATCCTGGCGCAGTGTTTCTCCACCGTTTTGGGGCTGATGTACAGCTCCCAGGCAATCTCCCGGATGGTCCACCCCCGGGCCAGCCCGGCCAGGACCTGGCGCTCCCGGGGGGTGGGCATCAGGCTCAGGTGCCCGCCGGCACCGTGATCACGCAGCTGCTGATGTTCACCACCTGGTCCACCGCGATGTTGGTGTTGTCCAGGATCACCGAGGCCCCGGAGGCGGGCAGGCCCACGTCCGCGGTGGCCAGCAGGGCGGCCTTGCCGTTGGAATAGAATTTGGCCACGTTGACCACCCCGGCCCCGGTCGCCGCGGCCGGGGCGATGGTGCCCAGGGTGACGACCCCGTTCACCGAGGTATTCGCGGCCACATCGGGCAGGGTCAGGGTGACCTTCAGGACCGCATCGGTGAGCAGCTCCAGCACCCCGTCATCCAGGGCGGCATTGAGGGCGTCGCCCAGCAGGTCCCGGGCGGCGTCAGACAGAACAAAAGATGCCATAATTCACCTCGTTGGCAGGTGGCAGGTGCCAGGTTTCAGCACCTGGCACCTGACCTCTGGTTATTTTTTGCCGGCCTTGGCTGCCGGTGCGGCCTCCGGGGCCGCCTCGGGGCTGAAACCCCAGCCCGGCTGGGTTAACTCAGCCGCGGCCGCCTCGGGAACGTCCACCTGGCCGTCAACCACCGGGTAGGCCTGGCCGTCGAAGCTCACGCCGCCGCAGCCTTCGGGCGCTTTTAATTTCATTTTGATCTCCTGAAATAGAGGCGGACACACGGGTCCGCCCCTACAGCTTACCCATTGGCGATATTGGTGATCAGCCCCCAGGCCGGCGGGAAGTAGTTCTGCAGCACCTCGTCCACCGTGACCGAGAAATCCCGCCGCAGGGTGGTGAGCACCCAGTCGATCTGCATGTATTCCCAGCGGGTGCGGACCTGCACCACGTTCTGCACTCCGGAGAGGGAGTAGGGCAGGGTCATGCACTCGAACAGGATGGTCCCCGGCGGCAGATCCGGGTGTACCATGACCGGGATCTCCATCCCGGTGATGGGGTGGATGTAGCCGGTGACGTTGATGCCCCCCAGCACCGCCCCCTGGCGGGTGTCGACGGTGAAGCTGATGGCGCTGCCCGCCGCCCCGGTGGCCACCTTGGAGGCCATGTTCTGCTTTTCCTGGCCGTTCACCCAGATACCGGTGGGGAAGGTCTTGTAGTTGTCCCAGAAGCTCACCAGGGCCTCGTTGATCTCCACGATGCCGGTCTTGGTGTCCGCGGTCAGGGGCGTGCCTGTCCCCGGGGTGCCGGTGGCCATCGTCTTGATGTAGCCGTTGGAGCCGCTCTTGAAGACCTGGTAGAGCAGGCCGTCGAAGATCAGGGCGTTTTTGCTGTTGTCCGAGGCCGGCATGGCCCCGATCAACTGAGTGCCCGTGGCCACCGGGGCCGTGATCAGATAGCTGTTGATGGTGGTGATGGCCCCCAGCTTGACATCGCTGCCGTTCGCGCCCCAGAACCAGGCGTAGGCCACCGCGCCGGAAACTGGGGCGACACTGGCCTTGATGGAGTGGGTGGCGTTGCCGTCGGCGGCGGTGGTGACGTTGGCCTCGGCCGATTTCTGGCCCGAGCCGCCGCCATAGGTCTCGGTGGTGCCGTCGCCGTTGGTGCGGGTGACCACCGCGGGCACGCCCGCAGTCACCGAGGCGTTGCGGTAGCCTTCCAGGGTCAGGGCCACGCAATGGACCAGGTATTTAGTGGTGTGCGCCAAGGTGCCGCCGGTGCCCACGTCCGCCAGGGTGGGGGTGGGGGTGGTGCCCAGGGCCACCGCGGCGCCGTTGCCGCCCAGGATGATAAACTCCTCCTGGATCATCAGGGAGCGCAGCAGGCCTTCCACCGCCGCGGCGGAGATGTCCATGAAGCCCTTGCCCGCGGCCTGGGCCTGGAAGGTGACGTAGTCGTCCAGCACCAGGGTGCGGTAGGCCGCCAGGTAGTCGGCCACGGTGGTGGTGACGATGCCGCCCCGCCGCCCTTCCCCGGCCCCGGCGGACAGGCCCGCGGTGTTGATGCCGGTGATGGCCTTCCAGTTGGCCTGGATGCCGATGCCGCCGCCCACCCGGGGAATCTTGTTCCGCAGGGGGGTGAGCACCGGGTACAGGGTCTTGGCCGGGGCCTCCAGGTCGTAACCCTTGAGGCCTTCAGTGGCCCCGGTCCCGCCCAGGGCCGTGGTGAAGGCCTTGGCCATTTCCGGGGTCGGCGCCGCCAGGGCCTCTTTAATCAATTGCAGCGTTTCATTAACCATGACTGTTCTCCTTTCAGCCCAGGCTGATGGGGTTTTCGTGGGCCGCCTTGATGAGGCCCTGGGTATCGTTGTTCTTGATCATCTCTTCCCGGGTGGGGCCGTCGGTCTTGGCCAGGGGCACGTTGTCCCCCTCCTTGTCCACCGCCTTCAGCGCCCCCTTGGCCGGGGCCGGCTCCGCCTCCACCTTGGCCAGGCGCTCCTTCAGGTCGGCGTTTTCCGCCTCCACCTTGGCCAACTGCTCGCCCTGGGCGTTAAAGTCTCCCTCCACCTTTTCCAGGCGCTCGCCCAAGCCCGTTACCAGTGTTTCCAACTGCTCCAGTGTTGCCATCGCTGTGCTTCCTCCTTGTGGCGCGGGCGTCCCGCCCAGTGGCGCAGGCGTCCCCGCCTGCGGTCCTTCGTTTTTGTTCAGGGCCATGCCGCCCACGGGCTGCTCCAGCAGCGCCCGGACGTTGGCCGCCAGTTCCCCGGCCTCCTCGGCCGCAAAGTCCTTGAAAATCTCCAGCAGGTTGAGGAAGGCGGCCTGGAGCCGGGCCGGGATGCTGGAGCCGTCCCCCTCCGCCGCGGCCTCATAGACCACGTCCCCCAGCAGGCAGCGCAGGTCATAGAGCCGGGAGGCCATCTGGCCCACGTCCCGGAGCCGCTTTTGCAAGGCCCCGGGCTCCGCCAGCTTGGCAAACTCCATCTCCTGTTCACTGCCGTCGGTCTTCACCAGGGTGAAGCGGGCCGACTTGATCATGGGGTTGTCAGCCAGGGAGAGTTCGGTGGGCACCGCGGCGTAGTAGACCAGGTTGTCCACCTGGCGCTTGGGGCCGTAGGAGCCGCCGAAGGAGAAGCCGGTGTACACGCCCTCCCGCACCTTCCTGACCTCGCCCGCGTCCACCACCTTGGCCACCACGTCTACCGCCTGGTCGGCGTCGTTGAAATTGAGCGCCGTCAGCTTGCCTGCGGCCAGGCGGGGGTTGTGCATGGCCCGGAGGTTGCCCAGGGATTGCCCGCCGCTGGCCTTGGCGATTTCATCCGACCAGTTTTGAATGAAGGGCTTACTGGCCGCGTAATCGAAGACCTCGCCTTTGGGATCGGGCTCCTGGGCTGCGGCCCGGCCCCAGACCTCCACGGTGCCGTCGTCCAACTCCACCACCTTGGTCAGGGGCGCAAATAAGACTCTTTCCATAAAACCTCCCAAGTTGGCGGGCGGGACGCCCGCCCCTACGACAGCATGGCCGTCATTTGGGCCATCTTGTCAGGATCAATCTGCACCGGGGCCTGGCCCCAGAGCAGCCGCAGGGTGGATTGCCCCTCCCGGGTGGAGAGCACGTAACGCAGCCACTGGAATTTCTCCGGCAGTTGTGGCACAGCCGCCCCCGGCTGTGATTCCCCAGGCGAGGGCGCCTGGGCTACACTGATCTGATATTTCTGCCAGTCCTCAATCACCCGCTGCAGCTCCCGGTTGGCGTAATTCTGATACTCCACCTGCATCCGCAGGGCCGCGGCCAGGGACAGGGGGGCCTCGGGAGAGTGCCCCCGGGGGCAACTGACGGGGAAGGTCCCCGCCAGCTCCACCAGGGCCGGGTCATCCGGGGCCACGGCGCCGAACAGCCGGCAGACCAGGGGCCGCCGGGCGTAAATCTCGCAGCCGAAATCCCCCAAAAACGGACAGGCGGCCAGGGCCGGGCCGGTGGCGTATTTCCCCGGGTGCCTGATCTCCCGCCACTCGGTGAGCAGCATGGCCCGGGCGTCCCCCTCACAGCAATCCCGGCAGCCGGGCTCGCAAGTCATAACCGGGATCTGCCGGTGCCAGGCGGTGAGGCGGCGGCCGATCATTTTGTTCCTCCCTGCTTCACCACCACCGGCAGCACGTCGCAGACGCAGTGGGGGTGGGCGGGCGGTCCCTGGTCGCCGGAGGGGAAGGCCTCCTGCAGGCCGATCACCCCGGCGGCAGCGTTGCGATTACACACCGCACAGGGATACATTTCCGAGCCCCTGAGCCACTCCTTGCCGGTGACCACGCCGCTGGCCTTGTAGGCCGTGAGGTTGCCCTGCACGTCGGCGGCGGCGATCTCGGTCCGGGCGATCATGTCGCTGCGGACGGCCGAAAAGCCGTAATTCTCCTCAAGTGCCCGGCTTAACTGCTGGCTGCTCCAGCCCTCCTGCACCGCCTGGGCGACGTCGGCCCGGAGATAATCCCGGGTGGCCTCGCTGATCTTGGTGACCAGCTCCGCGGCCCGGTGCTCGGCCCATTCCACCGCCAGCTTGTTGACCTGGTTGACGATGGCAGTGGGGCGGGCGTCCCCGCCCGCCGTCCCTAAACCGATCTGCACCAGGGCCGCCAGGCCGCCGTTCTGAGCCGCCTGGGCCAGCAGCGCCGCCGCCTCGGCCCGGGTGGCGGCGATCCCGGCCAATTCCAACTCCTGCAGCAGCCGGTCGATCCTGGCGGCCTGGTCCTCCTCCGCCTTGGCCAGCCCCAACCCCTCGGCCAACTGCGTCGCCGCAGCCTCCCGGTCGGCCTGCAGGGCCGCCTGCATCAACTGCTCCATCGCCACCCGGGCCGTCACGATCTCCGGCCGCTCCCGGTCGATGGGCTGAATTTTTTGGCCCGCATCGACCTTGGCCAGCTTCTGGGCCGGGAGTTGGGGCGGCCCTGCCGCTCCATTGACCATCTTGTCCTCTCCCGGCCCCGGGGTCCCTGGTTCCCCATTGGTATTCAGTGGCGCAGGCGTCTCCGCCTGCGGTCCTTCCGGCAGCGCCGGCGGCTCCTTCCCAATCTCATCCAGCAGCACCGGCCCCCCCACGGTCATGAGGAAATCCGGCACGCCGTCATCTTCATAGCCCCGATCCTGGCGGATTTCCTTACGCCGCCGCAGGCCGGAGCGCAAGTGAATCTCATCGATCTCCGCCTGCTCCTTAGGCTGGATGGAGGACTCCTCCTCCCAGCCAAACTCCACCAGATCGAAGCCGCCCCGCTCCAAGCCCTCATCGACCCCGTCCTTGACCCATTCCTGCAAGGGCGCCAGGCCCTCCTCCAGGGCCGCCTGCTCGGCGGTTTCGGCGGTGGCCCGGTTCATCTGCTGCACGAAAGCCTGAGGCGACAGGGAGAAACAGTAGCACACCACCCGGGCAAACCATTCATCGATGGGGTCCTTGAGGGCGGCCTCTTTCATGGGATGCGGCGTCATGCCCTTGGGGACCCAGGTGCCCCGGCGGCGCTGGGCGGTGTTGCCGGCGAAGAGGGCGTCCCAATATTGCTGCCACTCCCGGATCTGCTCGGTGGACCAGCCCTCCGGCACCTCCAGGAGGGAGTCGGGCAGGTTGCCCTCGGTGTAGTATTGCAGCAGGTGGATCTGGCGGCGGATGACGATGTTGACCGTGATAATGATCTGCTCCACCGGGGAGAAGCCGTACACCCGCCAGGACAGGGGATTGCGGGGAAAATAGATCAGTTCGTCCAGGGTGTAATTCGCCGCCGGCACTCCCTTGAGAATCTGCTGATAGGCCGGAAGCGGTGGCAGGGGCACCCGGCCGTCTTCGGCCAGCACCGGTTTGATCAGGGCGCCGTCCATCACCTCCAACGCATAGAGGCCGCCGCCCCGGTTGGGCCGGGGATAGAGGGTGGCGCAGTCGCCCACGAACATATCTTCCAGCCACATGCGCAGCCACTGATTCCAGCGGTGCACCCGGTCGGGCTTTTTAAACAGGGCCTTGGCCTGCTTGGCTTGGGCCTCCGCCGCGGTCAGGAGGCGCTTGCCGCCGGCGGCGGTCTCCTCCGTGGCCTTGATGTTCCAGGAGAGCTTGCAGAGCTGGTCCTTCCGGGTCTCAATGGCCAGGCGCACCAGGTCGCAGTTCAGGGCCAGGGACCGGAGCTGCCCGAAGGAGAGGGCCTCTTCGCCCCGGGGCTGGGTCCTGAGGTTGTAGCCTGGCGCAAAATCCCACTGGCGGCCTTTGACCGCCGGCGGCGCCGCCGGCGCCTGGGGCTCGCCGGGGCCGAACCATGACTCGTCGATCCGGTAAATTTTGGCCGGAGATGTCCCCCGGCTTACCCGATCCACAATCCCCAGATCCAGGGGCTTTTTATTGTCTGAGTTGAGCAAGCTCCGCCTCGGTCTTTTCCATGAGCACGTCGGCCAACTGCCTCTGGGCTTTAAGGCCCAGGAGGCGTTCTTCCAAAACCTGTATCTGCAACTGGCGGTTTTCCTCCGCCAGGTCCTTGACCATTTTGATTGCCGCTGGTTTGATCTCAGCCATGCAGCCCCCCTTGATAACTGACCCCTGACCCCTGACCACTGGCCACTATCCTTTGCCCCTTCCTCCGGGCCTCCTCCGCCTGCAGCTTCTCCGCTTCATCCCGGTAAAAATCGAACAGGCCCATGCCGGCGCCGCCTTCCAGGAGGCGCACCGCCCCCTCCAGGGCGTCGGGGCCGTCGTCGTGCACCGTCTTGGAGGGGAAATAGAGCAGCTGCTCCATGAGCAGGTCCTGATTGCCCTGGCCCCGACAGAACCGGATCTGGCCCCGCTCCACCTTGGCCGACATGCCGGATATCCGGGTTGTTTTATTGATGGTCTGATCCATGCCTTTAATCGGCAGGTGAAAGCCCCGCTGCTGGGCGGCCCGGTCGAACTCCCGCAGCAATAATTTCTGGAAGGCCACCACCTCCACCCCGAACATCCAGTAGCCCCACTGCTCATGCCGGGCGTAGGCCGCGGCAATGGCCGCATCAATGGAGGACTTGCGGATGTAGGCGTCCAGGACGTAATAGATCATCTCCCGGCGGTCCCAGCCCACGGTGACGATGGCCTTGAAGTCGCTGGAGGCGTCGGCCTCCAGGGAGGGGTCGTAAAACCCGCTCACCACCAGGTGCTTGCCGCTCAACTCCTCCGGGTGGTAAAATTTGAACCAGTCCTCCTGGAAGACGCCCTCCTCGTTCACCGGGTTGTTCTGTTTCTCGGTGTTGAAGGCGAGAGAGCCCATCATCTTTTTTTGTTCCAGGAGCTTGGCCACCGGGTGCAGGGCCGGCCAGAAGGACGTCAAAATGGTCTGGCCGTCCGGCCCGGTTTCCTCGTTCAAGGCCCGGTACAGGTGCCGCTGCCAGTGGCACCAGGGCTCCTCTTGCGAATGGATGGCGATCCACAGGGCGCTCTTGTTGGCCAGGATGGTGCCGATCCACAGGAGGCTGCCGGTGGCGTCGATGGAGGGGTAGACCGCCCGGGTGACCCAGGCCAGGAGCTTGCGCACCAGGTCGGGGCTCTTGACGTTCTGGTCGTTCTCCAGGTCGTCCAGGATCACCAGGTCGGGGCGGAACTGCTTGTGCTTCAGGCCCCGGAGGCGCTGGCCCCGGCCCCGGGCCTTGAGGCGCACGTCGTTCAAGGTGACGAAATCGTCCACCGCCCAGTTGTCCCGCACCAGTTCGCCGAAATCGCATTTGAGGCGCTCGTTGTAGAGCAGCTCCAGGTAGATGTAGCCGGTGAGGTCTGAGGCCAGGTCCTCGGTGTCGCTCCCCAGGATGATGAAATGGCGCAAACCGTGGCAGATCTGGTGCAGGGAATACCCGAAGGAGACGATGGTGGACTTGGCCCCTTCCCGGGGCGCGGCGTCCACCGTCGGGGTCACCACCTCGCCGGGGCCGGGGCGCCGGTCCACCTGGGCCACCAGCTCGTGATGGAAGGGCGCCTCCGGGGCGCTGAAATAGTGGGGCAGATAGGTGCGGAAAAACTCGAAATGGTCGGCCCGGGTGCGCTCCCGCCGGGCCGCCCGGGCGGCCTCGGAGACGTCCTCGAAGGCCGCCACCTCCCGGAAGAGGCGGCCGAGGATCCGGTCGGCCTTCTCCTGAAACTGCTTGCGGGTGAGCTTGACTTTGAGGGTGCGCGCCATTATTCGATGCTCCGGAAAAATTCCCGCATCCGGCCGCTGTGCATCTGCAATTCGCCGGGCGCCAGGTCGAGGCCCTTGAGAAACTCGCCGTACCGGTCCAGCACCATGATGGCCGCGGCCCGGAGGTCCTGGCTCTTTTCCAGCTTCTCGATGGTGAGGACGGTCTTGTAAATGGCGTCATAGACGCCCGGATTGATGGCCGTGGGGTTTCTCTGGGCCTCGGCCTGCAGGGCCTCCATCTGGCCGTTGAGGGTCTGGCGCAGCCATTCGGCGATATCCCGGGGATTGTTCAGGGCCGCGGCCCGCTCTTTGCCCCACGCCCCTTTTTTGGCCCACTGGTAAATGCTGTTCTCGGAGACCTCGCCCTGGAGCAGCTCGGCGATCTGCTTGGCGGTCTTGTTCTCCCGAACGAAGAGCCGCCGGCATTCGTCGTAATAGGCGCTCTCTTTGCGGCCGGCCATCTATCTCCCCAGAAACGCCCTGATGGTGGCGATGTGCGCCAGCGTCCGCTCCAGTTCCTGGTGCGCGGCGCTGAATTCCAGGTTCAAGGAAAAAATATCGTCCCGGTTCAGGTCCTCCACCGGTTTGGTGGGGTCAAGCAGGTGGCGCAGGGTGTCCCGGAGCTTCTCGGCCCGCAGCCGCTGCCCCACGACGCGGTTTTCCAGCACCGTCAATTCGCTCTCTTTGTTGATGCGCTCCACGTTGATCATGCCATCCCCGCCTTCCGGCACTTGCCCACGATATCGGTGCACTGCTGCATACTCTGGATGTTCAACTGGATCAGCTTTTCCAGATATTCGCCCCGTTCCGCAAAGCGCTGGGTCAAGGTCCCGTAGTTCTCCACCAGGCGCGCATTGTTGTCGTATTTATCGCTCATCTCCCGGAGGATCTGCGCCATCTGGCCGTTCATGCCGGCCAGATCGGTTTTGTACAGCTCCAGGACCTTTTGGTAGTGCTCCAGGATTTTGACATTGGCCTTGTCCTGGGCGGCGTAGGCCTCCTTCAGGGATTTGATGGACAGCCACCACAGGAAGGCCATGATGCCCGGCACCCCGTAGGGAGCCAGTTTCTCCAGAACGCCCACGAAGGCCAGGTTTTCCATCTACTGCCCCGCGCCCGTAGCCCCGGACGTCCCGCCCGCGGGGCCGGCGTCGATGCCGGGAAAGGGCCCGGGGACGCTCTCATCTCTCAGGCCCACCGCCTCTTTGGTAACCAGCCGCAGCACCAGGTTGACCACCACCAGGATGGCCGCCTGGGCCTCAGCGTCAATCACAAACCCCACTTCCGGCAGGCTCTGCCCCACCAGGGCGAGCCCGGCCACCAGGTTGACCCACAGGGTCTTTGACCGCCACCAGAGTTTTTTATTTTTATCCATCTGCCGCTCCTTCAGGTTTCAGGTTCCAGGTTTCAGGTTTCAGGAAAGCGGACTCCCCCTGCCTTTCCCGGAACCCAGAACCTGAAACCCAGAACCCGCTATTTAACCCCGGCCTGGTCGGCTAATTTCTGGGCGGCCTGGGCCTGCAATGCGAGTTGCTCCACCTGCCCGGCGCTGGGGCAGTTCGCCTTCTCAATGGCGTCGGCCAGGCCCAGGGCCGTATCCGCGGCCACCACGGCCAGCTTGACCTTGTTGTCCACCTCGGAGCCCGGCGCCCCCAATTCCGCCACCAGGGGATCATAAAACCCGTTGACCAGACCCACGGCGTCCTGGACCTTGCCAAAATTGCCGGGCTTGTCGCAGCACCCCGCCAGCAGGAGCAACAGCCCGCCGGAAACCAAAGTCAACCGAAAGAATTTCATTGTTGTTCTCCTCTAAAAGTCCAGGTTCGTTTCCTCATCTTCACATAAATGCAAGGCTCCGTGGGTTCGTTAGATGCGTTCGATGCGTTAAATTTGCATGAGGGCAAAAAAAAGCCCCCGGAGGGGCTTAGTCAGAAAATTATTAGACGGGGTATCGGCCCGTTTTTACATATATTCGGGCAGATCTTTTATCAATTTTTTAACTTGCCTCAAATTGATAATCTATTTTTTTCAGATGGTTTCTTAGCTTGACAATGGAGTCTACATCCATTACCCAAACCATTTCCCCCTTTGAGATTTTCCTTGACCATTCATCTGATTCTTTTTGCTCTTCGGGGGATTGGGGGCGTTTTCCCTTCATATTTGGCTCCTTGGAAGGCGTAGGGGCGAGCCGGCGGCTCGCCCCTGCTGGGTGAAACTACGTAGCCGGAATCAAGATGGCCAGCTTCACCGGGCCACTCGCCGGAGCCGTGCGCTAATGGCTCCGGAAATACAAAACCCCCTTTCACGGCCCAGGATTGGGACGTTGTGGGGCAGCCCGGCGGGGTTTGTCAAGTTATTTTTAGTCGTTCAAGCTATTCCGATAATCCAGTATCGCCGACTCGGAGAATCTGAGCTTCCGTTCCGAATATTTTTCGCCCCTGATTTTTCCCTGACGCCAGAGCTTGCGTACCTGCTGGGCCGTAACATTCAGGAGACGGGCCGCCTGGTCGGGCCGCAACATCCGCTCCTGCCCGCTCTGCGCCGCCACCGCCGGATGCCAGTTAGCCATTGCGCTCTCCCCGCCTCATTGCCGCAAAGCCGCCAGGGTCAGCGGCCCGGCCTCGCCGTCCACCAGGAGGCCGGCGTCCCGCTGAAATTGCAGCACCGCGGCGTAGGTCTTGGGGCCGTAGACGCCGTCCGCCGCCCCCGGCTCGTAGCCCTTGATCTGCAAACGCTGCTGCAGCTCCCGGACGGTCTCCCCGGCCATGTAGGGCGAGGTCAGCCGGTAGACCAGGGGCGTTTCCAGTTTCACCGACGGCCCCGGCTCGTAATTCACCCCGGGCGCCAGCACCCCGTGGGTCCAGCGCCGGCCGGAGAGCGACCCGGCGATCACTCCCCGGGCGGCGGAGTGGGCCTCCACCGTGCCCCCCTGGCCGTCGGAGATCACCACGTGCCCCACCGCCCCGATCCCCACCCGGAGGATCACCGCCCCGGGGATCTGGGCCGCATGGGCCACCGGCACCACGCACTTGTAGCGCAAGGCGTCCTCCAGCCAGAAGCCCGAAAAGGCGTCGGCCGTCTTGGGATTTTCATGATTGGAGGTGCCGAACAGCAGCCGGGCCACCTGATAAAGGTCGTAGGACGCCATCTCGGCGCAGTCCCACGGCCCCCGCCAGCCGGGGGCGTCCTTGGGCACAAAGGCCCCGAACACGTACCGCTGGGGCGGGTGCTTCACATGCTGCCGGGAAAATTCCAAGATTTCATTGCCATGCCTCATTGTATTTCTCCTCCTCAAATCAACCCCAAATCCCGGGCCACCGCCCGGGACATGGTTCTTAGAAGCTGTTTCCGGTTTTCCGTTTTCCGTTTTCCGTGGGCGGGGCGGGCGTCCCCGGTAGGGCGGGCGTCTCGCCTGCGGTCCTTTTCTCCCCCCTTTTCTAAAGGGGGGCTGGGGGGGATTATGGTCACCCCCGCTTCACACTCATGGCAGGGAAACCCCGGCAGGCAGTAGTCGCTCAACTGGTTTTCAATGCACCACCAGGGGGTCAGAGTGAGGCCGTAGCCCGAACACTCCACCGGCCCCAGCGACGCCAGACCCTTTATTCCTGCCGGCCCCAGCATGGTTTCCAGGGCGGTTAAGCCGCCCCCCCCCCCGCATTTTTGCTTTGCCATTTTCGATTCCAAATTATTCCGAAATTATTCCTGCCTGCTTTACCGCGGCCAGGCATGACCACAGCACCAGCAGCGCCAGCCCGCCCGCCGTCCCGCCCAGGATCACCCAGCCCCACATGCCCGCTCCTCCCGTTTGCCGATGGCCTTGACGGCCTCGATGACCCGCTGGGCCTGCTGCAGGGTCAGCCATTCCGGAGCCGCGACCCTAAACCGGCCCCAGAGAAAGGTCTTCAGCGCCTGGTGGGCCTGGGCCGACTCCGGCCCCCACTCCCGCCCGGCCCGGCTGGCCCGGCCCCAGAGGCGGCGGATTTCTCCCAACTGGGCCTCGGTAGCTTTGAGGGGCAGGTTCCGGGTTTCAGGTTTCAGGTTCCGGGCTTTTCCTGATCCCTGACACCTGGAACCTGAAACCTTTCCAACGCACTGCTCCAGATGCTTGATCACCACCTGGATCTTCGGCCCCTTCAGATCCTTGCAGCTCTTGACCCGGGCCAGGCCCCAGAGCATCTCCCGGTAGAGGTCGTCGTCCAGGCCCGCGGCCCGCTGCAGCACCTTGATTTTCTTGATCTGCCGGGGGGAAATGCCAATGGCCATGATTGCTCTCCCTTGGGCCTCATGCGAATATTGCAATCAAGCACACAACCGCTATTTCCCATTTTTTCATTATCGCCTCAGTTCAAGCGCGCCTTCCGGCCCCGGATCAGGTTCTGGGCCTCCAGCTGCCCAAAGTACACCGCCTTGACGTGGGCCAAGCCGAGCCGCATGAGCAGCAGCGCCACCGCGTCGTTGGAGGTGTTGGCGGCCCGCCAGGGCGCGTCCATGTTGCTCATGGTCTCCCGGGCCTCCAGAATGAGTTTGGCCCGGGCCTTGGCGTCCTGGTTGACCTGCCTAAACCACTGGATCAGCTTTTTCATGGCTTTTTACTCCATACGCAGGACTTACCGTTATTGCAGTACCGCCAATATAAGCACCTGGTGCAATTTCCGGCGGCGCCGGAGTAATTAGCGGCGCAGGCGATCCACCCGGGTGCAGGCGTCCCGCCTGTGGTCCTTAGACCCTCCGCCGCCTGGCGGGCCTTCTCCAGCCGCTCCCGGAGGGTCTCCGGAGCCACCGCCGACAGGATCACCTGATTGGCGTCGGTGACCACCAGGCTCCGGGTGCGCCGGCCATGCCGGGCGTCCAGCAGCCGCCCCTCCGCCTCCGCCCGGTCCCGCAGCCGCTTGGAGGCCGTCCGCCCCGGCATCAGGATCGCCGCCACCCGCCAGTGGGGCACGTAGTTAAAAAAGCCGACCATCATTTGATTTTTTCCTCATTTTTTTTCACTTTAGGTGCATTTTTTCCTTGACAAACCTTGTACGCTGTACTATATTATAATCAACAAAACGACAGGAGGGCAGGACAATGACAAGCGAAATTAAACTCCCCACCCTGAAAGGCACCCCAAAACAAATCGCTTGGGCCGAAAAAATTAGAGCCAACAGCCTTAAAGAGCTCGAGGGCCTGCTGGCTCACGGGAAAATGACCATTACTGACCTGATGGCCATGCAAGATGCTCCCGGCGAAGCGGCTGTAGCTCAAAAGATTGTCCTTCAAAACGACGCCTCCTGGTGGATTGACAACCGCAACCTCTACATTAAAGAATTAGCGAAAAAAGCGTAAAGGAGAAAAAGATGACCGCAGCCGAAGCCAAAGAAAGCCGTGACCGTCTCATCAAAGCCGGTTTGGGTGCCAAATTGACCAAAGAGGGACATGTTAACCCTAATTGGGGCGTCAAAATCTACCTGGAAAGCGCCTGCAAAACCTCTGTGGATATAATTTGGCTGCCCCTTAAGGATGGCCAGGAACTTGACTGGGTTGATTACCTCACGAGCTAACACTATGACCCCCCCCGACCTCAAAACCGCCCGCCTCCGCCTGGGTTTCCGGTCCCGCCGGGCCTTGGCGGAGGCCATCGGCGTCACCAAGTGGGCCGTGGACTCATGGGAGATGGGCCGCCGCCCTATCCCCGACTGGGTCCCCAAATTTCTCACGTGCCTGGCCTCCCGGCAGCCGTAAACGCCGCCAACTCCGCCTTGGCCGCGGCCTTGGCCGCCGGCGTCCGGGCCTGGCGCAGCCGCTGGTTGAGGCGGATAAACTCCGCCGTCCACTCCGGGTCGTCTGCCTCTGCTCCCTCTCCCGGTGGCCCAGGTTTGTAACCTGGGGACCTTAAACCATCCTCCCGCGCCCGCAACTCCCGCTCCTCCCGCCTCGAGGTCTTCTCCGCCGCCGCCACCAGCACCTTTTTGAGATAGTTGTGGTTGGTGAGACCGGCGCTCACCTGGTTGCAGGTGGTGCGCAGGGCCTCCCGGAACTCCTCCCGGCCGATGCGGTACCAGACCCCGCCGATGGCGAATCTCCCCGCCTGCCACATCTCCCACACCTCCCGGGCCAGGCGCACCAGCTTGGCGATCTTCAGGGCCCGCTTGCCCTTGAACAGGTCCAGATACTCCCGCACCAGGCCCCAGTCGGCCCCGAAGGCCGCCGCGGCCCGGTGCAGGGCCAGCAGGTCGGCCGCCTGGCTCAACTGCTCCAGGGTGATCTCAGTGCCGCAGGCGGGGCAATTGAGCTTCTGGCTCATGCCATGGCCCCGCCAAAGGTCTGTTCGTTGTAGGCGGTGCAGGCCGGGCACAGGCGCTTCATCGGGCAGCGCCCCGCCAGCCGGGTTTCAAACCCGCGGTCGCATCGCAGGCAGCGCACCTTGACCTTCCCGGACTTTGACGCCCGCGCCTCCCTGGCCTCGTCTTGGCCGCCGCAAATTCGATAGATTAATGAGTGGTGCACGCCGTATCGGGCCGCGATGGCCCTCCCAGATTCCCCGGCCAGATAGCGCCGCCGGATATCGTCCCGGTCGTTGCGGCGGATCTTTCTATTGACCCGTCGTCCGTCCCGCAGCAGTTTGCTAATGGTTGCCACGGAGCAACCATAATCCCCGGCAATGGCGGCCTGACTGTCCCCGTTGGCCCGCCGCCGCCGGATTTCCTGAAGCTGCGCCTCGCTGAATTCGATCTTTTTTGTCATGGTTTCCCCAGAACCCGGAACCTAAAACCCAGAACCCAGCTTCACGCCGCCTCTTTGACCCGCTCCCGGTTGACTTCATAGCCGAAAACGTCTTCCGGTTGGCGCTTCGCCCCCACCTTGGCCAGCACCGCGTCGTCCAGGTCCTTCATCTTGTCCTTGTCCGGCGACTCTTTCACCCGGATGAAGTCGTGAAGATTCAGGCTTTTGAGGGCGGCGATACAGGCCTGCACCCCCCGGATGACGATCCTGGTGGACTGCCGGAAGCTGACGGTGCCGAAATTGAGCTTCCGGGACTTGCCCTTCATCTCCTCCCGCCGGGCCTCGCAGAAGGCCTGCAACTGCATCTCCAGGGCCGCCTTGATCTCCTGCCGGGGTTTGACGCGCTGAATGAGGTCTTCCTTGATGGATTCGATATACTTTTGCGCCGCCGCCTCATGAGCCTCGATCTCCCGGTCGAGACGGCCGATCTGCAACAGCGCCTCGTCCGCCTCCTGCCACGATTTAATGCTGTTCTCCACTCGTTTCCGTGCCATAATTTTTTTATCCCTTCTTTTTCAGGTCCAATTGCAGTTGCCCCAGCAGGTCCGGCAGGCCGATCTTGCGCAGCCGGGCCACCTGGGCCAGGGAGGTGATCCCCCGGCGCTCGTGCCGCCGGGCGAACTCCTCCAGCTCCTCCGGGGACTCCGCCAGATAATATCCGGGGTTGAATTTATCGCTGGTGGAGCAGATGGGCTCGCCCCGGCGGCGGAAGCGGCGGATCATCTGCCGCAGCTTGCTGGTGTCGTTGATCCGGTGATCGTAGGGCTGGCGAAACACCTTGCGCCACAATTCCCCCATGCCGATGCAGTTTTCCCGGCCTCGATGCCGGTCCAGGGTGGCCATGAGGCGGGCGTCTAATTCCTCAGCCATCGGAATCCCCTCGCCAGCCCCAGCCGCGTCGCCCGCAGCCGGGCCGCGATCTCCTGCCGCCACTCCAGATCCGTGAGGGCCAGCCAGCCCACCGCCAGCCCGAAGAGGCCATAGAGCAGCCCCACCCAGAGCGCCACCAGGATCGTCTGATCCATCAAATCGTATTCCGGCATCACCCTCTCCCCCTATACTTCTACTGCTTCATAGCCATAATTTTCTGGATTCCAGCCCGCATGATCTGTCAGATAAACCTCCCCGCCATGCCTCCCAAAGGGCTTTACCCTTTTTGGAGTTTCGCTTGGGGGACACCAGGCCATGGGGTCCTGAGGGTTGCGTAAAGCAGGGCGGTAATTCCGTGCCCGCAGGCGGAACAAAAGAGAAAGCACCGCTTCTGCACATGGAAACGGGCGCAACCCCTGTTAACTTTTCCACTAAAGCATAACCTTGAATTTTGAACCGGAGCACCCTTGCTCTCCATAGGTCTAATAACTCAAGGTGTTTTTCTGGAATTTTCCAAACTCTCATTGATTTTTTCCTCCACCTCGCTTTTCCCAGAACCCGGAACCTAAAACCCAGAACCCATCTTAGCCGCGCGGCAAACTTCCGCCGTCCGCAGATGCGGCAACACCGGCTCGTACATCCGCCGGCAGCCCCGGGCGAAACAGCCGCCCTGGTGCCCGTGCTTCCCCAGTTGGCGCACCGAGCACCACCGCCCAGGACCAGCAGTAGAACAGCCGCCGGTTGTGGTTAATGATGACCCGCTGAGGATCCGTCCGGCTCGTCATGACCTTGACCTCCCATCGCCAGCAGTTCGCCCTTCACCTTGTTGATAATATCCACCCCCCGCCCGATACCGCCGGCCACCTCCACCAACACCGCCCCGAACTCCTCTATGATTGCGTCCAGCCGGGCGGCCCTGGCCGCCAACTCTCCCCCCTTTGGCAAAGGGGGGCCGGGGGGGATTTCTTCCGGCGCCGGAAGGCCGGCAAGCGGGGGCGCCTGCCCTATCTCCTGACCCCTGGAACCTGACACCTGAAACCTGCGTTTTTCCGCCCGCCGGTTCCATTGAGGCGCGGCCTCGTGCTCCCGGCCGCCCACCACCTGGTAGTGCGCTACTCCGTGCCGGCCCCGGGTGATCAGGCTCAGATAGCCCTCCTGCCACAGCCAGCGCAGATAGCGCTTGGCGTAGTCCCGGTCGCACTCCGCCAGCCGGGCCGCCTCGGCCACCCCGAAGGGCTTGCCCGCGGCAAACCGCAGACAGGCGAACTCCCACAGCTTCGCCTGCACCGCGCCCCGGGCCTTGACCAGGCTGGCCACCCAACGATACTTTAGCGGCTGGAAGGCGGGAATCGGCTCGCCTTGCGCGTCCAGGCTGATAGCCGTCGCCTCTCCGGTCTTCGCCAAGCCTTCCACGGCCCGATCTACTCGGCCGAGATCCGCCTGGGTCTGGACGCCGAGGCGCTCGGCAATCTCCGCCTTGGTGGCCTCTTTCAGATCCGCCAAAACTTCTCTCACCTGTGCAGTCAGCTTCTGACCCCTGACCCCTGACCCCTGACCCCTGCTTTTCATCCCACCCCTCCCCGGCTCTTCACCTTTTTCAAAGTGGCCTGGGCGTCGGCGATCAGCCGCACCGCGTCCACCAGGTCGGCCACACAGTTCATTTCGTCCCTCTCCGATGCTTCAAGGCCATTTCCACCATCTCGCCGGTGATCTCCCGGTCCGGGTTGGCCTTGGCCATGGCCTCCACCTTCCCCAGGTTGACCACCACCTCGCCAAAGGACCCGGAGAGCGACCGCAGCCGCAGCCGCTCCGCCAGGGGGTGAGGAATCTCCAGGTCCGCCAGCTCCTTGGCCATGACCTGCACGTCCGGGGCGCTCAGAGGCTCGAAGACCACCACCTGGCCCATGCGCCGCCAGGTGCGGGGGCTCCTACGGTACACCAGGTCCCGGGCCTTGCCCTCCCCCACCAGCACGATGGGGCTGTGGGTGAGGTCGTGGAGATCCCGCACCGTGTTCAGGTGGTGGCTCCGGGCGATGACGTAGTCGTCGGCGTCGTCGATGATCAGCAGCCGGGGCCGGGCCTTGAGTTCGTCCCGGAGTTGCAGCAGATTGCCCTCGGTGGTGCCCCGGGGCGGCAGGTTCAGGCCCCGGGAGAGATCCCGCAGCATCCAGGGCACCGACCAGGAGTCCAGGGCCCGGACGTAGACCGCCCGGCCCGGGTGCTGGGTGACGTACCACTCCAGCGTCTCGGTCTTGCCGTACCCGGTCTTGCCGTCCACCAGGCAGAGGTTGGTCTCGGATTTCGCCCGCCCCTGCCACAACTCCTCCAAGGCCGCGGCGGCCCGCATCACGTTGTCGGTGCGCACAAAGAGGTCTCGCATCTCATTTCTCCAAAAAAGGTCTGATCATATCCTCCAAATCCATCAGAGGGTTGCGTATTTCAGACAATTTATCCAACAGGCGCTGCACGTCTTTAGGGTGGAAAGCGCCCTGCCTATCAGCCTGGGCCAGATATTCTTGCAAGTTGTCCAGGTGGTTCACTATGGGCAATAAACGTGCATAGGCCGCTCTAACTGGATGTTTCACTTCTTTCATGCCAGCCCCTCCCTTTCCGCCAGCCACCGGGGCATGGTGACCTCGTCCACCATCACCCCCTTGACCACCGCGATCAGGCTCCGGGGCAGGACGACCTCCTCCGTGGGCATAAACCGGTCGTTGGCCATGAAGACCACCCCCATCCCCGAAGGCGTCTGCCGCAGCACCCAGCCCTTGACGGTGACGTCGTCGTTAGCCACGGTTGGCCCTCGCGGCCTGGCCCGCTCCGGCCCACATGGCCGCTATCCCCAGCCGGCTAAACCACTGCCACTCCCCGCACACCAGATGATCAATGGCCATGATCAAAAACAGAAACAGTCTCATGCCCCCTCCAAAATTTCCGCAGTCGGCGTTCAATTGCCTGGCGGACAGTTTTTTGCAGTCCGATTTCATTTGCATGAGCTAATGCCGTTCGGCACTGCTCAGCGGTAAATTCGCGCACCCGCGTCAAACGGTCTTCGACACTCAATGTGTACGTGGGATGACCGGCGTAATACTTGAAAAAGAACGGGTTTTCTTCTGGCTGCATAAATTCCTCTCCCTGGCCCCTGAAACCTGGCCCCTGACCCCTGCTTTTTCATCACTCCACCGCCGCCAACCGCACCCGCATCTCGATGTCGCCCTTAAACTGCTCCATCATGGCGGCGTGGGCCTCCTCGTACCAGGTGACAAAGTTGGCCTCCCGGGGGCTGAGGCGCCGGGCCCGGGCCTTGATCTTCAGATCGATGTACTGCTCCAGGGTCGGAGCCAGAGGCTCCTCCATTGTGGGACAGCCGCCCTCGGCTGTCTCCCGCTCAATCACCCGCACCCCCGCAACCAGCTCCTCCAACCCCTGTAGGGGCGGACCTGTGTGTCCGCCCGGTTCCGGCAGCACAAAATTACTCTCCCGCACCTCCGCCGTCCGGGGCGGCAGCACCACCACGTTGCCGGCCTCCTTGACCCAACTGGGCGGCGCCGGCACCTTCAACGCCTTGCCGTCGTCCGCCTCTTTCAGGCGCTCCAATTCGCTCTTCGGCGCCCCCCGGAAATCCCCCCAGGCCCGCAATTCAAACGGCTTGGCCCGGTAACGCTTCCCGTCCCGGGAGTTCTGGACGATGATGGCCCCGTCGGTGATGCTGCAAAAGATTTTGGCCTGGCAGGCCCAGATTTCGTCTACCTGATAGGTCCGGCCCTTGAAATCGAAGCACCCGGCGGCGTCGATCTGCCGCTCCGCCTCCACGAATACCGTGTCCCAGGCGTCCGGCAGCACCCGGGGCACCCCGCCCCGCTGGGTGATGGACTGGTGCCAGGCCAGCTCCCGGGAAACCGGCAGGCACCGGTGCCGCCGCTGGTTCCAGGTCTTCCAGAACGCCGCCTTTTCCTGGTTCAGCTCCGCCAAGCTGATCTCGAAGCGCTCCCAATCGGGGTTGAAGAAATACTCGGTCTCGAAGCGTTTCCACAGGCTGCGCCAGTTGTTTTCCACCTTGCCGGTGCAGCGGGACTTGTCCGGCAGGTGCCGGGTCACCGTCAGGCCCATGCGGGCCGCAAAGGCCTCGAAGGCCTGGTGCCGGGCCAGGGGGCCGTTGTCCACGTAGAGCTCGTCCGGCCAGCCCTCGAAGGGGGCGTGCTCCTCGGCGTAGCTCCAGGCCCACTGCAAAAACTCGATGCTGCCCAGGGCGCTCTCCCCCGGGGCCACCAGATACCGGGACAGGCGCAGCCCGGAGTAATCGTCGCACACCCCGTAGGCGATGAGCTTCAGGCCCTCGAACTTGTCCTTGTTCTTCTGCCGCCGCCGGCGCATCCCCAGGACCCAGCCGTCCCCGTCCCGGCGTTTGGGGATGAAGTGCTCGCTATGAGAGGCGTCGAACTGGTGCACCTGGTTGGCGTAGGCCGCCTGGAAGCGGGTCTGGCGCTCCGGCGCCGCCTGCAGGCCCAGCTCCCGGGCCAGGCGGTTGAGGCTGCCCACCGGCACGTCGGCCAGCTCCGGCGGCACGATGCCGTTTTTCACCGCGTAGGCCAAGGCCCCTTCGGTGGAGCCCAGACGCTGCCCCGGCGGCGGCCGGTGCTTCACCTGCCAGAGGCGCCGCACGTGCTCCTCCAGCCGCCTCACCCGGCCGTTGCCCCGGTCCCGTCTCGGTTTGCGTTCTTTCATCCGGCCCCACTCGCTCACTTCCCGGTAAAAGGCGTTGCGGCTGATGCCCAACACCCGGAGCCACTCCCCCAGCACCTGGCCCTTCTGCCGGTGCGCCGCCTGTTCCCATTCCCTGATGGCCCGGGCCAGCAGGGGCTTGTCAATTTCCGCCATGGCCGGGCCTTAAACTTTCGGTGGCACAGGCGTCTCGCCGGTGGGTTCGCAGTCTTTCCAAAAATCGCAAAAATCGTAGGAAGCGACTAGATGATCGCAATTATGAGACAAGAGGCATTCGCAATATCCCGGATATCCCGGATTTTCCTCGCGGTCCTCCAGGTCAACCCCCCAGTGCCCGCAGTTCTTGCAAGTCTTGCCTACCGCCCCCCCTGACCCCTGACCCCTGACCCCTGACCCCTGCTTACTCATCCCCTTTCCCCCCTGCCTCCGGGCCCGGGTCCTCAATGGCGAAAATCGAGGACTCGGCGTGATCCGTCACCAGGCGGATCTGGTGCAGATACGCCAACGCNTGAATCCGGGCGCCCCAATCCTCCGCCAGCACCCGGATATCCANCTTCCGGAGCAGNTTGGCGGCCTCGTCCANCCGCCGGGCCATGCCGTCGAAGANCTTCTTGGCCGCGGCCAGGTCCTGGGAGCCCGCCTCCGCCTCCAACACCTCGTTCTTTTCCTTGAGTTCGGCGTTCTCCGCCGT